ACTATGCCTAAACCTGTTGAGTCTAAACCTATGACATTCAAACCTAAGTTTAGACAAAAGAATATATTAGATACGATAGCTTCGAAAGTAGATTGTTTACACGAACACCATCCTGTACAGAGTTTTCTTAGATCAAGAAAGATACCAAGAGATAAATGGAGTAACTTATACTTCATTGACAATGTACAGAAGCTAGAACAACTATCTCCTAAGTACAAAGATAGAATGATTGGTGAAGAAGGTAGATTAGTTATACCTTTCTACAATAAGAAGAATGAATTAGTTGCTGTTACTTGTAGAGCTCTAGGTGATGAAAGATTAAGATACTTAACTGTAAAAATAATTGAAGATGAGCCTCTAATTTATAACCTTAATAACATAAGTATGGATAAGTTTGTTTATGTAACAGAAGGACCTATAGACTCTATGTTCCTTCCCAACGCTATTGCGGTTGGAAGTAGTGATCTAAAAAAAGTTAAAAAATATGTTGACAAGTTTACCCTAGTGTATGATAATCAACCTAGGAATAAGCAACTTGTTTCTGTTATGAATGATATGATTGAAGATAACAAGATGGTGATATGGCCATCTAATGTAAAATATAAAGATATAAATGACATGGTGATGGGTGGTATGAAGAGTCGTGAAATCTTAGATATTATAGATAAAAATACATTTTCAGGTTTAGAACTTAAACTTGCGTTTACACAATGGAGTAGAGTATGATGGAAGTGACATTAGTAGATTTTATGGGAAGTGATCTCTCAGTTGTAAATGCAGCTCGAGTATCGTTTGGTAAGAGAAAAGGAACAGTAGATGACAAAGATGAAAAGCTCATTAAATATCTCGCCAAACATAATCATTGGTCACCGTTTGGCCACGCACAACTACAATTCCATATAAAAGCACCAGTCTTTGTAGCTAGACAACTTGTTAAACATCAAGTTGGATTAGTCTGGAATGAAGTTAGTCGTAGATATGTAGATTATGAACCAGAGTTCTATATTCCTGAAGTATGGAGAAAAAGAGCTAGTGATAAGAAACAAGGATCCAGTGAAGAGACGACAGAATATAATCTTGGATCTACTTTAGAATTTATTAAGCAAACATATGAGAATATGTTAAAAGCTGACATTGCACCAGAGATGGCAAGAATGATTTTGCCACAGAATATGATGACAGAATGGTATTGGAGTGGAACATTGTATGCATTTGCAAGAGTATGCAATCTAAGATGTCAGCCTGATGCTCAACAAGAAACAAAAATTATAGCGGACCGTATATCGGAGTTATCACAAAAACAATATCCGCTATCATGGAAATATTTAACGGAGTTATAAATGAATAGTAATCAGTTACCAAGTTTTTATCAGCAGTTTATTCATCTATCAAGATATAGTAGATGGCAGAATGATAAAGGACGAAGAGAAACCTGGGGTGAAACGGTAGATCGCTTGATAGGTTTCTTTACAGAGCATATCCAAGAAAATTATAATGTTAAACTAGATTTAAAAACTAAAGCTGGTTTAGAAGAAGAGATCCTCTCTCTGGGTGTTATGCCTTCTATGAGAGCTATGATGACTGCTGGTCCAGCTCTCAAGAGGGATAACATTGCAGGATATAATTGTTCATACAAAGCCATCAATAAGGTAACTGCATTTGATGAGATATTATATATTCTTATGAATGGAACAGGTGTTGGCTTTTCTGTTGAGAGACAATATGTATCTGAGCTTCCAAGAGTAGCTGATGAGTTTTTCGAAACTGATATTGTTATTAATGTTGCTGATTCAAGACTTGGTTGGGCTAAAGGATTAAAAGAACTTATTGCATTACTATATGCAGGACAGATTCCAACTTGGGATCTATCTAAGTTAAGACCTGCTGGTGCTGTACTTAAAACATTTGGTGGTCGTTCCTCAGGACCAAGACCATTAGATGATCTTTTTCATTTTACAGTAAGTTTATTTAAGAAAGCTGCTGGTAGAAAACTTACTTCGTTAGAGTGTCACGATCTTGTTTGTAAGATAGCTGAGATTGTAGTAGTAGGTGGTGTAAGAAGATCAGCACTTATTTCTTTATCTAATTTATCAGATGATAGAATGAGACATGCCAAGTCTGGTAAGTGGTGGGAGAATGAAGGTCAAAGAGCTCTTGCTAATAATAGTGCATGTTATACAGAGAAGCCAGATATTGGTATCTTTATGGAAGAATGGATTTCACTTTATAATTCTAAGTCAGGTGAAAGAGGTATCTTCAATAGAGAGTCAGCAAACATGCAAGCCAATAGAAATGGTAGAAGAAATATTGAAGGATATGAATTTGGAACCAATCCATGTTCAGAAATTATTTTGAGAGATGAAGAGTTTTGTAATCTCTCAGAAGTAGTAGTACGTTCAACTGATAGTATGGCTGACCTGTTTAGAAAGGTTGAGTATGCTACAATTATAGGTACATTCCAATCTACACTAACTAATTTTAAATACATTAATAAAGGTTGGAAGAAGAACTGTGAAGAAGAAAGACTCCTTGGTGTTTCACTAACAGGAATCATGGATAATGATTTGACTAATGGGAAACAAGAAGGATTGGAAGAACGATTAGATGAACTCAGAGAGTATGCAGTAAAGGTTAATGGACAATGGGCAAAGAAACTCGGTATCAATCCTGCAGCAGCGATTACTTGCGTCAAGCCCTCTGGTACAGTATCCCAACTAGTGGATTCTGCCAGTGGTATACATTCGCGACACAATCCATTTTATATTAGAACGGTTAGAGGAGATAAAAAAGATCCATTGACTAAGTTTATGACACAAGCAGGTTTTCCTGTTGAAGATGATGTTATGAATCCTAATCATGTATCTGTTTTTTCATTTCCTATGAAAGCACCTGAGAACGCAGTGTTTAGAACTGATATGACGGCCATAGAACAGCTTGAGTTGTGGTTAGTGTATCAGAAGCACTGGTGTGAACATAAGCCATCAGTTACTATATCGGTCAAAGAACATGAGTGGATGGAAGTTGGATCTTGGGTATACAAGAACTTTGAATGGATGAGTGGAGTATCATTCTTACCATTTAGTGATCATGTTTATCAGCAAGCACCATATCAGGATTGTGATAAAGATACATATGACAAAGAATTAGCTAATATGCCAACAAATGTTGATTGGTCAGGTTTATCTGAATTTGAACAATCAGATATGACAGAAGGTGCACAAGAGTTAGCTTGTGTAGCTGGCAACTGCGAGATATAGAGTCTCCTTGTATACAAGTCTGCACGTATGATGATAATGAAGTTTGTATGGGTTGTTATCGATCGGCTGATGAAATAACTGAATGGATATATACTACTGATGATCGAAAACTTGAAATACTTGAAAACTGTCGACACAGGGAGATGAATTATGGTAAAACTAGCTGACCTTATCGAAAAGATAATAGATAAACTACTGAAACCAAAACCAACTATATCATATCTATCAGGAAAAGGTAAACCTAAAAATGATTAAAGCTATTATGGCAGTTGATGAGAACTATGGAGTTTCCAAGGATGGAACACTTCCATGGCCTCATAATGAAAAAGACTATAACTACTTTATGGATCAAACGAAAGGTCATGTAATAGTAATGGGATCTAAGACTTGGGAAGATCCTCATATGCCATGTCCTATGCCTGACAGAACTAATATTTTAATTTCAAATAAAGACACTTATAGAGATCAAGCATTCTCTATAATAAGAGGTGATATAGTTAAAGGTATACAATTCTTAGCTAAAAACTTCTCTGATAAGGATACTTGGATCATAGGAGGTCCAAATATCATTGAACAAACCATAGATATAATAGAAGAGTTTCATCTCAGCAAGATACCTGGAAAGTTTGATTGTGACACAGAACTTAATGCAGAAATGCTAAATACGTTTGATTTTAAAACAAGAACACATGATCTAAATGTTACATTCATAAAATATTCAAGGAGATGAAATGGCAGACAAAGACATTAAAATAGAATGTGTTTGTGATGAATGTGGTGCTGAGTTTGATATAAGAATAGAAGAAGACTTCGAAGAGGATCCAATGTATTGTCCATTCTGTGGAAATGAACTACCAGAAGAAGATATGTACGAGGACGACGAAGAAGAGTATTTGGACGAATTAGATTTCGAAAACGATTAAGATGTATGATAACCCATGGACATTTGAAGGTTCAGTATTTACTGAAGAACACATAGGTGAATACTTTGGGTTTGTTTATATGATTACCAACCTCAACACTATGCGCAAATATATTGGTCGCAAGTATTTCTATACAATCAGAAAACAAAAAGGAAAAAGTAAACGAGTCAGAAAAATGTCTGACTGGATGGATTACTATGGTTCTTCTAATGAACTTAATGAAGATATACAACAAAGTGAAAAAAAGTTCTTTAAAAGACAAATTATTAGTTTACATAAAACTAAAGGTGATGTAAACTATAATGAGGTGAAAGAACAGTTTTTAAATAATGTACTTGAAGATAGTACGTTTTATAATAGTAATATAAATGGCAAGTGGCATACTCCTCCTGACCATATTATACAAGCAAGAAAGGTGGCATGGAATGTCTGATGATATTAGAGTTTTTATTGGCTCTTCATCTATGGGTGAAGATAAAGATATTGAGAAAGTTTATGTTAATAGTATTTTAGAAAATGCATCAAGAGATGTAGATATTTTCTTTATGAGACAAACAATGGATAAGGATAGTTTTTGGTATAACAATGCCTCATCTAAATGGTCTACTCCTTTCTCAGGTTACAGATGGTATATTCCAGAAGCATGTGAATTCAAAGGTCGTGCAATCTATACAGATTGTGATATGATTAACTTCAGAGACATGGCTGAACTTATGGATATGGATATGGAAGGAAAAGCTATTGCAGCTAGACCTGGTACAAGATTTGGTGGCCATGAGTTTTGTGTAATGGTATTTGATTGTGCTAAGATGGCTGATCATGTTATTCCAGTTTCAAGACAAAGAAACATGGAAGACTATCATCACAGAATGATTAGTAAGTTTTCTGGTAATAGTAATCTAGTTAAAGACTTAGATCCAAGATGGAATAGTTTAGATGGAGATACAGGTAAAGTATTTGGTGAAGAGATTTATCAACTACACTTTACTAATATGTCAACTCAACCTTGGACACCTTCTTGGTTTACAGGTGAAGCTCAAACACATCCAAGGACTGACTTAGTAGATAAGTTTTTAGAACTATTAGAGAAAGCACCTGAGATGGAAGGTGTTGAATATGAACAAAATGTTAATTATGGAGTTATTGGAAGATGATGGAATTTGTAGATACACCATCTGGTGATATCTTATTTGCAGCTTGTGATTCATTATATTGGAACGATCATGTACCACCTTTAGTTGCATCAGCTGATGCAGTAGGTAATGATATTCATATCCATGTAGTTAATCCAACACAGCATGTAGCAGATGATTATGTTAAACTAAAAAAGCAAGTAAAAAATATTAAATTTACTATGTCATTTGAATCAACTGATCTTAGTTTGGTTGATACTAGAACTTATTATTCAGTTGCAAGATTCTTAATAGCAGATCAAGTTTTACAAAAAGTAAACTCAATGATCATTACAGATGTTGATGCTCTTGTTATGAAAAAGTTAGAGTTTCCAGATAAGAAGTTAGGTTTGTATCTTAGAGATTCTTTACCAGGAACTATTGGTTGGGAACTTATGGGAACGAAAGTAGCTGCTGGTATAGTTTATCTCACACAAGATTCTTATTCATTTATTAAAGGTGTAAATGATAGAATTAAGAAATATGGTCTCAGATGGTTCGTAGATCAAGTTTGTTTATGGGAACAATACTTGTCTGATGGATGGGATAAGAGAGAAGACTTTATAAACTTTGGTGCAGATGTTATGGATTGGCAGTTTACTTCTGATTCATATTTGTGGACAGGTAAAGGTGACCGCAAGTACAAAGATCCAACATATGTTAATAAAAAGATTGAGTTTCATAAATGCTATCAATTGTAGTAATGAAATGGGATCCTCTACCTAATCAATTAGAGTCTATTCCAACACAAGTAGGTGATACCAAAGTTGATTATGGAGCAGAGCATGTTAATATTCACTACAACATGGTCAAACGAAACCTAAACATTCCATTTAAATATTATTGTATTACAGATAAACAATCTGAATGGATTAATGAAGAGATAACTCAGATTGATTTATGGCCATGGCATAGAGATCTTGGTGGATGTTTTCATAGATTGTTTCAATATAGTTATGAGTTTAAAGAAGACTATATTGATGGAAGGTTTGTTAGTATGGATCTGGATATGATTATCACAGGAGACATTACACCTTTATTTGATAGACAAGAAGATTTTGTTTACTATAGAATGAAAGGTCCTGATGGAACAGGATGGAGAATGAACTGTGGAATGTATATGTTAGTTTCAGGTGCTCGTGTTCCATACTATGAAGCATTTAATAAAGATCCTAAAAAAGCTATGCAATGTAGAGTTGGTCCTGGTACTGATCAAGGATGGATGAATTTTTGTATACAACAAGCAGGACAAGATGAAGCACACTGGACACAATGTAAAGATGGTATCTATGATATGAGACAGGATATTATAGAAAAAGGGTTGACTGAGTTGCCAGATGATTGTAAAATATTAATGTGGCCAGGACCAAGAGACCCAAGTCAACCACAATGGAAAAAAAAGTATAATTTTATTGAAAAATATTACAATTAACTGTTGACCTTTATTCCAACTTGTAGGATAGTATTAATAATGAAAAGTTCTTTTAAGGAGAGAGATATGAATAAACTTACTTTTACACTAGCAATGGTTGCTGGTTTAACTTTTGCTACTAATGCAGTAGCTTATAATTCTGCCTGGGAACCAGGTCAGACTGGAAATGGTTCTTCTCAGAGTTTTGCTGAAAAGAATTGTCAATACTATGGTGGATGTGGTAACACAAGTACTACACCTTCTAATAATAATTATATTAGTAATTCTAATTCAAACATTCAACCTGTGAATACTGTTACTAGTAACACATTTACACCTAGGATTGTTAATACTACTAATCAAACTGTAACTGGAACTGTTACTGACCATTACAAAAATGTAATTGTTAAGTCACCTTATCAAACAGAAGTTTGTACTCAAGGTGGAGGAAATAGTAATAGTCAGATTCTAGGTCAAAACTTTGATCTAGGTGGAGCTATTATTGGTGGAATTATTGGAAACAATGTAACTAAGGATCTTCCAGATGGTGGTACTGCTGGTGCCATTATTGGTGGTTTGATTGGTGGACAAAATAATGCCATTGGTAATCAAGGTGGTGTAACTTGTCGTGTAGTTACTCAGTATCAGAATGAGACTAGAGAAGTTTATTCTCACTCAACTATGAC